GTTATCGTGGCCGTTCCTGTCACTCTCAGGTAGCGGCTTGTCCCAGCTCCAATATTCACAGTAGCCGCACTGGCAATGTCTGCCCGCGCCGCACCCAGCACGTCCCACGCTTGCAGGGCAGTCATGTCCTCAGGATCACCAGAACCGGAACTCCTCCGCCCCTTAACCGTCTCAAACGCCATATCAGCCAGTTTGCCATTAGTCGCCGCATTATCCGCCAGCTTGCCCGCAGTGATGGCTGCATTAATCACGTTCTCTGTTCTGACCACATCCGCACCCAGAACAGTCCCAGGCGCAGGATTCAACGGAGTAGCCGCCACGCCCAGCTCAAGCTTGAGCTGACTCAGAATCACGTTCTTACCGCTGGAATTCATCGCTCCACTCGGGAGACGCAAACTGACTTGCAACCCGTTGATCATGTCGGCAAATGCCGTGGCATCCACCGTCACAGAGACCTTCGTCCACACTCCATTAGCGCACGCCTGTAAAGTCGATGCGGATCTATTTGTTACGGCGGTAAAATCATTGGCCGCATTCGCCGTATTCAGGCGTAACACAGGCACCAGCTCCGCTCCCGTCCCGTTGAATATCCATGCACTGTAGGTAACAGAACGCCGCAGCCCCGCAGAAATGAAACGTGCCAGCTCTTGCAGGATGTCCACGGTGGTTACTCCAGCATCCCCATCCACCCGCAGAGCGTGCAGGCTGGCTGTATTCGGCACCGTCGTCACCCGGCTTGCACTTACCCCGCCGCCCGCAGGATCAACCTGGAATGCGCTGTTGGTAAATGTTTTGCTCGCAGCAGGGCAGGTGATCGGCCCCGCTCCAGATAACCAACTTGGCTCCTCGAAGTTTCCCGCCACCAAAAAATTCAAATTGTTGAATGATGTGCCCACCACGCTCTGTAGCTCCAGGATATCCAGCTCCCTTGAGCCTATGGCGGACTCCCCCACTCGCGCCACCGGATTGCCCAGCTGATTCAACTTGCTTAACGTAACAGGCTCGTTATCAAAATTATAGCCAGGTGTTATTGTAATCTGTCCGCTCATAGTTATTAGTCCTTAAACTTTGGTTTTCGTGTCCCGTTGCTTCTCAAATCCTTCCACCGTCACAAATTTCACGCCAACTCGGCCCTGACTGCCCGTGATCTCCATCGCCACCGACTCCGCCAGCTCTCTAATCTCCAGAGCCTCGATGCTCTCCTGCTCGCGCTCGGTCCACAGCCCAGTCCTCACCCACTCACCATCCACCGCAGGCAACACACTATAATCCTCCCGCTTTTCGCGGTTTGCATCGTCGCTAATGTCAGCGGGGTTATACTCATCCCGGGCATGAGTGAAATAAGCTCTCCGGTCGCGGGTAATAATCAGGTTCAAACCCTTTCGCTCCGCCACCCCCGGCTTGATCGCTGAAATGCTGATAAACGGATTCCAGGTCTGCACCCCGATCCGCGTCCGATTAAACCCCTTGAAACCCTTTGAGCCTATCGAATAGGCTCGCGTCCGCACCTGATCAATCACATGCCACCGCGTTCCGCCCAGATAATCAAACTGGCCGCATTCATGCAAAAGCACGCATCCCAGACCGTTGGCCCGGTTGCAAATCATCGCCAGCTTAGGCTCGCCCATCCACTCCACTTCCTCAAAACCCAGTATTTGCAGCCCAGCTTTCACCCCCACCCCATTCTCGTTCCCGTAATAATCCACAGACTCCCATGCCCCAGAGACTGTATTCAGCACCGCCACCGCATTATTGGTCGCACTACCATCAACCGGCACCGCCAGGTAATAATACTTGCCCAGCACCGCCGCCGCAGCACCCGCAGCAGCATCCCAGTTCACCCGCTGCATTAAAGGCCGGATCTTCTCAGAAGCCGATACGTCCGCCACATCCGTCCGATCCTGGATAACCTGCAGCACTCTGTACACCCCGCCCTTACTCAGGAACAGAACATCCCCGCCCACCCGCACCGCTGATTTAGGCGCCACGCATCCGCGCACATCACTGATTGAATCAATATACGCTCCAGCCATGTTCCCAGAAAAATTAAAGAACCCAGAAACGCTGTTCTCCTTGAAAAGCAACACGGTCTTATTGACCCACTTCATTGCCCGGGTCAGTTCATCGCCATCGCCCTCGTTCACGGTGAAGTCAAACAGGGCGACATCATACTGATTAAACTGCAAAATATCACTCACCGCCACCCGATCGCGGCCATGTACCACCAACAAACGATCCGCCACCGCCAACATTACCCGCGTGTTGGGAATCGCAATAGTGGGCAGAGTAGGCGCGGGGAGAAAATTAAACTGCCCAGTCAGATCGCCATCCCAAGTTAACGTCTGAGCTATCCCGCGACCCATCAACACATGCTGAAAAACTTGCTCAAACACCACCGGGCCCGCCAACGACTGCCCTACAGGCAGCCCGATTTTCACCGGATACGAATCCTCTCGCATCGCAAAGACCCCATCGACTACGGCCACCAACAGAAACTGTACACCAGTGGCAGGATTCTTCCACGTCCCATGCCCCAGTATTTTCCCAAATGGCTCCGCATTAAATTGGACGACCGCCGCACAGCCCCGCCTGGTCATGGCCACACCATTCTCAATCCTCTTATTAATCAGCCCCGCCGCCCAGCCAGGCGACAAGTTTTCACTAGGGGAATCCATATCCATCCCCAGAAAACCAGCGTCCCCATCCTCCCGCAGGACATCTTCCCCTGGTCCGCTATAACCCCACCGGCTCATAGGGCCTCCATGACTTGCCGCCAAACCGCATCAGACACATCATCCTTACGGTTAGGCGCAATCGCTCGATGTGTCGTAATACAACAGCGGGGAATAGTAGAGAAAATCATCCGGGCCCGCAGCCACTCAACCGCACTTGCCAGCTCCGCCTCCAACAACAACTTTTGCGGACGCCGCTCACCCGTGACCGTGTTCCCGGTGAAGGCCAAACCTAACATGAATGAATTGCAATACGGACGCCCTCTAAAACTCGATATGCCAGCGTGCCAGGCCATCCGATTGTAAGGCACGAACTCCGCCCGCCGCCCATCAGTGTTGATTAGACAGTGGTATGATACCCGGCTTTTAGGATTTAATATCCAGCTCTTATCTCCCTCCCACGTCCCGCAGCTGTGATGCAACACCACACCCTCAGGACGTATCGCGTACCCCTGATTAGGCGACGGCAAATAATCCGTCCCAAAAATTCCGGGCGCAGGCGGAGCCGCTTTAGTCCGCGTCACAGCCTTGGCAACCTTGACAGCGGGCACCCGCTTCAAGACCACTGCTTTCTTCTGGGCTAATCCACGTGCCTTCATAATCTTCCTTAAAAACTTAAGTCGGAGCGGGTTTGCGATTTCCTCAACGTTTCCTGTAAATCACTGTTCTCTTCCAGCAGTTTCCGGTGGATCCGTTCGGATATCCAAATCTCGTGTTGACGTGGAGTGTAGATTCCGGCTCGCGCCTGCACCGGGATCCCGGCCTTCAATGCCAGATAATCCGGTTGTGATAAAGGAGCCGAGTTTGAGACGACGCGCCCGCTGGACGCGCAAGCGTTCAGCATCAGCAAGCAACTGAATACTCCCAGTGTTACGCGCCACCTTAAAAGCATCTTCGTATCTATCACCCAGTTCATCGCTTTCCCTTTCGCTTTTCTCCAATTCATCCAGGAGTTGCCTCCGAACTTTCAATTCCAGCCAGAGCCGCACGATGCGGAGTATCTCCCCCACCGCAGCCCACGGTGTCATCGCCTAACACCAGTCAACTTGATCGATGTGATATAGTCAATTACCCACAAAACCACCCCACCTACAGGAGACGCCTCCACTTTAGCCAGCCAGGCATCATCAGCAGGGTCCGGAGTGGATGCTATATAGCCCCGCACCGCAGACACCAATGGCTTCAGGACAACCCTGAACGCCCCCATCATAATCAGTACAGTCCCCAGCCAGGAAAACTTGTCCGTCAACGCCTTCAGCCAGCCGGGCAGTTCCACCGCCGCCCTCTCCAATGGCAACGCCGACCCCACCGCCACGTATTCCGTGGCGTCAGCCTGGGCCAGCATATACACCCCAGGCCCGGGCAACCCAAAGCCGGACAGAGCCACCTCTTGACCAGGCGGCACAGGCTCAACCTGCGCATTAACCACACCCGCCAGACCCGCCGCAAAAACCCCACACACCAATAAACAGATAATCCGATTCTTCATTATTTTCCTTTCGTTAGTTTTTCCCGCACTCAAATAAAAATTATGCCGCACTCCTTTAGACCCGGGCCCCATACCGAGCTTGCCGCCCAATCTGCAGTCCCACCTTGTCCGCCTCTTTAATCAGCAAATCCTCCGCCCGGGACTCCTCCACTGTAGCCTTGTCCGGTTGTCCATCCTCCCGCAGCGCATCGCTCCAGACCGCCTGCTTAACGTAGCTCGCCAAAAAATCAGGGAACAACACCCTCGCCCACGTTCCGGTTGTCATCACGTCCGTATTACTATTCGGCAATAACGCCTTAAAACAATCCCCCGTGGACGCCCTGTAAACCAGATCCCCAACCACATAGGACAGGTTAGGCAACCATGCCACACTCGTAAAAATCGGCGCTTCCGGCCGGTAGTAAACCCAGCACCGCACCACTGTCCGAAACAACTGGATACCATGGCCTCTCAACTCCCAGTCTATCTCCAACGGCTCCCGCACTCTATCCGGATTGACCGCATAAATTCCCAACACCTGCGCAATCACTGGTTGACCAGCCTGAGTAAAACTTATCACATCGGACGCATCAGGCACTCGCTCTTCGATCCGGCAGAGTGCCGGCCAATCTTGATGCTCCCACGCCTCTTTCAGGCGCGCATTGATATACTCCGTCAACGTCTCCGCCTGATCCGCCAAAAGATTCTTGGCCGGATCCATGCCCAGCCGCCGCGTTGCACCCCATAAAACAGACTTAAATGTACACGTCTTCATCATCGATACCCCACCATGATCTTGCCCGTGCCCGCTGACTTCACCCGCACCTCAGGATTACGCTTCTGCACCGAACGCTTAAAATCCTTGTCACCCCAGCATTCCGGGCCCCATCGACGGATAGCCCACAAATAATCCCCCACCGGGACTCGCATCACCAGCTCCCCCAACCCCTCCACCGCGTGCCGTTGTACTCGGGACTCCTCCTGTGCCACCCGCTCCCGAGAAATTGCGTCCAACACGGTCTTTACTTGAGAGCCGCGACGAAGCTCTTGCTCCCAATCACGGGAGAAGCCTGGTAGCTCCTTGATCGCTCCCGCCTCCGCAGCAAATATGTCGTTGTGATCCATGTGTAATCGACTCATTAAGGAAAGCCGGAGAGGAATACACCAAAACCTCTCCGGCCCACCTTGACCCAAAACCAGATCAGACGCCCGGATTGACCGAGCCCAGCTGAAGCTGAATCCACAGCTCGCCGCCCGTCACTGTGGACAGAACTTTCGCAGCCGTGGCCGTCAGGAACAGGTCGATCGTATCGTTGACACCGTAAACAAAGGCCGTGTTGCCAATAGCCTGCTCAACTTCAGTCCCGGCCAGACACATTTCGGTCGAAGCCAGAAAGCGCGTGGCACTGTCGCCATCGCCCAGGGTTCCCGCAATGCTGATCAACGTGCCGTCCGAGGAAACAAACGGCTTTTTCAGGAAGAAGGCAGCGCACCGCACCGCACTCCCCTTCACGACATCCGCCACGGCCAGGGTTAGGGTGTTGCCCGTTCCAGCGGCAAAGTCCTCCTTGGTAATCTGAATTGCAAAATTGAATCCCAACCGCTGGAATTCAGCATCCGATAAAGGCATTTTCTTCATATATTTATTCTCCTATCATTTGATTTGCCGGAGAGGGAATCGAACCCCCGTCCTCCAGGTTATGGGCCTAGCAAGCTACCACTGCTCCATCCGGCGATCAAAAATGTTTCTTTTAGTTTTAACAAATCAACAAATCAGGTTGCGTTGATTTTGATGTTTCCGAGCGGGTTTTTGCAGACGAGGGCAACTATGGCTTGGGCGAATCCCTTCGGTCCACCTCCGCCATTGGTCAGAGGCTTGATCACCGGCAGCTCAGCATAACGCAGCTCGTGCATCATCGGATCGATGATGTAACCAGCCTGATCCTGTAGCGCAGCGGTTTGCCCCGCCCGCAGAAAAGCGGAGGGAACAATTTCCAACTCAGCGGCATCGCCGGAGTAGAAATCCACCGTCGCGCACACCTTACGGGACTCAGCAGCTTGCGTGAACGTCCGCACCGCGGCCACCGTAGCACTCACACCTTCGCTCCACTTCGTGAAGTTGCTGATGGCCTGCTTGATGGAGATACCAACGACTGCCACCAAACGCTGACGTTTCTTCGTTTGCTTCCAACGGGCATTCAGCAGACCTTGCAACGCCGTCTCGTTGAAGCCCGCCAAGGTGCCCGAGTAAATCTGGGCTGTCGGAGTGCGGAAAGTCTCATCCACCGGCAACTCACTCTGAGCCGCGTTTTGCGTCCAGGCACCGAGTCCGCGTGTGATCGATCCGTTGATGCCATCATCCGCCCGGCTGGCGTCGTCTGAGCCGATCTGCTGCTCAATCGTGCGCCGCGCAACAAACAAAGCCTTGCGGCCCTGGTCGCTGAATTCGCCCTTGGATCCACCGGATAATCCGGCCACTTCCGTCAATGCATCGGCAATGAAACCGACACCAAAGCTTTCACGGAACACCTGGATCCGGCCCTGGGCCATCACCCGCCCCGCAGACTGATTGCCGATAGCGGTCACATCTTGACCGTCTGGCACCCCTGTACGCGACCCCTCTTTATAGGCATCCATCTGCCACTCAAAAAGTGGATTGGTGGGCTTCTTGCCTTTGGGCAGCATGGCCACCAGCGGCGTTTCTTCGCTGTCAATGTTTGCGATAAGATCCGCCAGATCCTCGCGTTTACCGACTTGATTCCGTTCTGTGATTGCAGGCATAAAATATTGTCCTTTTTAAAATTGTTCTTCTTCTTGGTTTACTTGTTACTACGTTATAAAAAACTACCGATCAGTGCGTTTTGATCCTCCACTGAGGCCGATCCGTTCTGGACCCTGCCCCGCGCTTGTTGCACCAACGCACCCGCACCCTTGCCCGCACTGGAGCCGCGTGCCGCCAGGATGGGAACTTTCGGAGCCAGTGCCGCCGCTACAGGCTTGCTTGCCTGCTTTGCCACCAACTCCTTGTCACCTGTCTTGACCACCGCCGCGTCAGCTTCGCGCTGGATGCGCAATTTCCGGCCTTCGATGAAATCACCAATGCAAACTTTGAAATCAGGGAAACGTAACAGTTCAGGCATCGCTTTGATATAACCAACCGCCTCTTGATACAGAGGTGTTTTTGCATCAAACAAACCCGGATAAACCGTTTTAGCTTGAGCATCCCACAATGCTTGATCCTTCAGAAATTGCCGCCTCGCCGGTGCCGTCTCCGTCAGTAGCTCGTCCGCATTAGCCATGATTTGACGGACTTCCTGCTCCGTATATTCACGATCCTCTGCTCCGCCGCTTCCGGCCACCACCGCACCATTGATGTTCTGTAAGGCCCACCGCTTCGCACGCTTGGCCGCAGCAACACGGTTATCCAGCTCCACCTCGTTCAGCACATCCGTCAATGGGCTTGCCAAGGTAGGAGTTAACACCAGATTTTCTACGGTCTTTCCATCCAGCTTCTGTTTAAGCTCCATAATCTCCGAATCCCGCTCCGCCAGCTTTGTCCGCAGATCACCCTTCTCAGCCGTGATCTTGTCAATGCGCTGTTGCACCTTGACCGGAAGCCCACTCTTGGAATCCAGTTCTTCAGACTTTTCAGCATCCGGTTTTTCGGCCGGCGTTTCCCCACCATCCTCCTCGGAATCAGGTTCAGAGCCTTCCAGCTCCTCCTCCTCCTCCTTATTGCTTACTTCAGTAGATTCATCTTCCTCTTTTTGGGAATCGCCAGCCCCAGCCACAACGGATTCCGCATCGGCAACATTGGGATTCAATCCCAGGATGGCCGCTTCAGTCTCGTTTAGTTGATCGTGTGCCTTTTCGGCGATTTCTGTCGACATAGTATTTCCTAAGTTAACCAGTTGTTGCTTGAGCTGTGAACGGGCGTCCTGCATTGGATGCAAGAGGTCTGAACAATCCGTCAGGATCGCCCGCCTTGGCTATTATTGGGTGAACAAAAGAAACCCTCATAAGACACCTGTATGTCCTACCCTCTGGGAATTGTCCACCACTACCAACCCGTTCCGCAGTAGTTGACCCTAGTTGGCCTTAATATGGCATCATCAGCCCCGCCGCAGGCCCCTACTTCTGTGCCGCATCCACACCCCGCTCGCGGAAACTTTTGAGCGCATCGCGCAGCGTCCGTAACACCTCCACACCTCCGGCCAGATACGCCAACGCACCAGGCTTATCCGCCAGCTCCACACGCGCCAACATCAGTACCTGATCATCCGCATGATCATCTATCACTTGCATCAGAGCCCTCCACACCGGCGCCTCCTCCGACATCGCCAACACGCTTACCAGACGATCCTCCGCCAGCCTCTCACCACCACCGGCACGGATCCGCTCTTGTTTAATTAAAACCTGATACCCAAACATTGAAAATTTCATATATTTTATCCGTTCTACCTAATACCCCGCAGGATGTTTCACTATGACCCGCACCAGCACCCACGCCCCCATGCCCAGCCCCGCCACCACCGCCGAAATCACCGCACCTCCCACCACCCAACCCACCTTGCCCCCCCCCCCCC